AGCGTCTCCAGCAGCGAGAAGGTTAACGGCAATCGGGCCAAAAAGGTTAACCCGATCATAAGCGAGTGGTCGTGAATTAGACATATTATTTTTATTTAAGGTTGTGGGGAGAGGCTTTCGCCCCTCCCCTATTTAACTTAGCAAGGCACAACGATGTCACCTACACCAGCGCAGCTATAGCAATCCTGATTGTTCTCAGGTACGATATAGGTCTGCACTTCGCAGCAGGAACCATAGAGGTTTTTGCTCTGTGGCATACGATGCAAGAAGGTGTGCATGATGGTTGGGTCTTTAACTTGTGCGGCAAGACGGAACTGGGCTTGATAGAAGCCCGATTTACGCCAGCGGTTGCACTCCCAATCTGGGTTCTTCCATTCCCAATCGCCAGCGTAGTTCTGGGTCATTTGTTGGGCTTGGCCGTATCCAGTCGAGGAAGGCATTGTCCACTTGCACATTGCTTTGTTAACCATAGCAACCGAGATGCCGAAATCGGCAGTGCGGTAAGCGCGGTTAGGGATGTAAGCACATCCTTGTTCAAGCACAGTCTTGATGTAACGAGGTACACGAACGAGACGCGCCCATGTTGCAGGGTCAGCTTCGTTATAGGCTGGAAGTGTTGCGTTGAATGCCGAATCAGCATTGAAACGAGCGGAGTTGATGTCGTAACCGAAGGCGTAATCGCCGATGATACGATTGATTCCGAGTTTCAAGCGGGTAAGACGCTCGTCGAAATCAGTGTTTGCATCCCAGTAACCGTTGTTGCGTTTCGCTTGGAAATAAAGCGCACGTCCAACTTGTGGGTCAGGGATAACGATGTCGAGCAAAGGCTGACCAGTTGCGTCTTGGAGATCAAGGCGGAAAGCGTCATCTTCGTCTTGGAGATCAACGAGTGCATCGTCGAGCATATCAAGCGAGAGATAAGCAATTTTGCCAAGGTCAGCAGGAGCGATCTTAACGCGAATAGCGCAGAGGTCATAACCAGCTTCGTTGTTGAGCGTATGCTCTGGAACGAACCATGCGCCGTCATCGACGAGGCCGCAATAGGTTCCGTCATCCGTAGTGATACCCATCCACTTGTGACCAGATTGGCCAATGTAGTTGGAGCGAAGAAACTCTTCATGCACGTTCTTAGTGATACGGGCATTCGACTCTTCAAACTGGAGGATTTCTTCTGCTGGGAACAAGCGATAGAGCAAGCTCTCAACGCAAATCCAGTCAGTAGTCATTTCCTTACGGAGCAACTCGAAAGTATAGGACTCAGTGCCGGGGCGTTGAATCACTTCGGGTTTGCTATCGCAAGAATCAGTCTCGCAGTAGGTGTCGGTGATCTGACGGAAAGGCGTACAAGGATCGTGGAATCCACGTCCGAAGCGGAACGCTTTCTGTTCAGTTGTGTGGTTAAGAGGCCATGCTTGCTCCTCGAAACGTGTGAAGTATGCGCTGTTAGTGACAAGTTTCTTTACATAGAGGTCGTTGAAATATTCGCGGCCCTCACGAAAGAAAGAATCAATCTCTGCACAACTGTTGAAATATAGCTGATCTGATGCCATAATAATTAGTTTGTTTGATTTTTGGTTTTAGTTTTAGTTGTTGCACCCATGACAAGTCCGAAGAATGCCAAAGCGAGTGCTTCGTTTTTCTTCGGCTGGATTCAACCCCGAATCTCTCTTGCGAGAGCAGTCCAGAAACATCTTTTCATGCGAGTGATGTTACTCGCCAGTCCGGGTGAGACTGAATCCCTAATATTATCGTAAACGATAATCTCGGATATCCCGTTTGATCAAAACATAAGAACATTATTTAAGTTGTCAAGCGATAAAACAAAAAAGGTGAAAGATTTTTTACGTCTTTCACCTTTCCATGTTTCAACTGGTTTTGGGCTTATGCAGTTCGTGGGCCGAAACGTGCAAGTTTCGCTGCCAGTCCCTCCGACAGACTCATCAGTTGTGATGGAGAATTTGACTTGGGTGATGCGGTGATTCGCGAAGAACCTTTTAGTTTTTCAATGTAATCATCCTTCTCTTTAACCATACTTTGATAGGCTTTAAGTTGTGCTTGTAGCTTCTTGTATGATCGTCCTTGGTGAATCAAACGATTCATCTCCTCAACGGAGGCTTCTTCGGTAGACTGCTGTGTAGCAGAAAGCGCAATGGCTTCATCCCGGCTAATGTCGTATTTGATTCCCTTCTCCTTCATGTATTCCGAGATGTGATCTGGAATAGATGTTTGACTGTCTATTTCTTCTTGAGTTGTTTTGTAACTGCTTTTCCACTCGTTAAGGAATTTGTTGCGTCCATCTTGTTCACGTTGCTTTGTTGTTTGAATGATGTTTTGCTTTGTTTGTTCAAAGTTAAGCAAGGCGTTGTGGTGGCTTTGGGTTGCTTTAATGAAGCTATTGACTTGCTCCGCGAATTGGTACTGCTTGAATTGCGATAGCGAGTTCGTGATTTCGTCGAACGCTTCGTCCCTTGTGGCTTCTGCTGCCCTGAGGTCTTCTTCGGATGTCGCATTGTACATGGCGGCATTTGCTGCTGTAGCTCTGGCGTACACAGAAAGAAGCGTTGGATCATTGTTAAGCAACTTTTTAGCAGAGTCATAAGTTTGCTTGATGGGTTCAACGTAGTTCTTTTTGAACTCTGGATTGCTGGTGATGTCGTGAAAGTCCAGTTTTCCACGCAAGTCGTTGACTTGTTCTGACAACTGCCTTTCGAGTTCTTCTTTCTCTTCACTGGCTTTCTTAAGTTGTTGTTGGTAGTGATTCGTTTCTGTTGTTGTTTTACTTTCAGATGCGAGCCTTTCAAGTTCTTGGATTTTGGTTTCAAATTTGGGGATTTCCTCTTTACGATATTTCTCTAGTTCTTCTTTTAGTTTGCGGTTCTCTTCGATTTGTCGTTCAACAAATCCTTTCTTTTTACCTTTGCGGTCAGATGTAATGTCTTCCTTATTGACACTATATGACTCTTGTTCAGCTTCGTAATCAGATGGTTCTGATTCTTCTTGTTTCATTCCGAGCATTGGATCACCTACGTTCGTTGAACTTGGCTTGCCTTCGTCGGCTTGTTGTTTGCTGAACTTCTTTAGGAAGTCAGATGTATTTCCTTTGATAGCAATTTGTGGTTTGCTTTTAAGGTCTTGGATGATGTTGTCTGTATCGCTTTCGCTCATATTTTAGTTTTCTTCGTCTAGGTCTGGGTCAGAATGAAACATTTTAGGTGCTTCCTTCTTGTTGCTTGGTTTGTTTTTCTTAAACTCTACTGCTGTATCTTCTCCGATTGAATTGATTCGGTTGATTACATCTCGTAGAGTTGTGATTCCTTCTGATGGCGTTGCCGTCATTAGTAGGTAAGTTTGCAAAGCATACCAGTCTTCGTGAGAAGCTATAGCAGCGCAGATGCTTTTGATTTTGTCTGTTGTACTCATTGTGGAGGCATTGGCGTAATATTCGTTTGTTCTGGAGTTTCAATCTCAACTTCTTCAACTTCTTCTACTTCTTCAACTTCTTCTTCGCCCTGCATAGTTGCCATCTTTGCCTTTTCCTTCTGGATTTCTTGGCGAGCTTTGGCTTTCTGTAGAGCAAGCTGAGTGATACCTTGTTCCTTGCGTTGTTCTGTGCGTTGAGCGTGACTGATAGCAGCCTTGCCAACGGAGATGTCCGCGAGCTTCTTCTTGGTGTCGATCTCGATGCCCGATTTGGCAGCGAGGTACTGGAGCTTGAGTTCTTCTTCCGAAGATTGTTTGCCTTGCTGGGCTTGTGCCATCTCTTGGTACACACCAGCGATTTCGTCTGCTGCACCTTGAGCCTGTTGCATCCCTTGCATGAACTGCTTGAGGAAGTCTTGTTTGGATGGGTCTTTCTGAATGAATCCAACGTGCGCCATGATGTGACCACCCTTGAATTGCACGGAACGTACAGTCTTAGCGAGTTCGTTAACGTCTGGTTGACCACCTTGGATCATCTGCATACTCGTTTGAATCTGCATCATCATATCCTGCAAGTGACCGCTAACGTGTTCGATGTGTGGATCAGTTGGTAGTACTGGGAAGTTAGCTGGGTTAACGAATACATCCGTCATGCCAGCGTTCTCAAACCCAATGATACGCATCGTGTCATCAATCTTAGTTGGCTTAGTATTACGATACCTAGCTACGTTATCACGTCCAGATAGTGCGGCAATGGCGTCCTTAACAGCGTTCTCTTGACCTTCGTTGGCTGGAGTAATAGCAGTGATCTGCAATAGCTTCTCAGCCGTAATCAGTTTAAAGCTAGGACTACCCGCTCCGTTGATAAGGTTAGAACGAATGCTAGTGATGTTCTTCCATTGGGCGGCTTCCTTGGGTGTTCCCATTTCCTCTAGGATTTCGTAGAACTTTTTAACGTATTCATACCCATCGTCGCTGGACTTAGAGCTTACAAACCTCTTGTAGAGTTGTTTGAAGTACAATGTTTGGCACTCATTGAATCGACGAATCTGGGTTCCAGATAGTTTTGCTGACTCAGCGGCATCCAGTTCTGCTTCTCCTTTGGTGCGTTGTTTTCCACCAGAAGTAGGGGAATTAATGCGATACTGACCCATGCCCCTGTACATATCTCCCATGAAGAACTGCATGAATCCCATGCTCTCTGCTACTGGGAGTTGGAAGCGGTTCTGGATGAACTTAGCCCCATCTGGCATAACAGAGATTGGTAGCCACTCCATTTGTTTCAGCATCTTGGTAGAGTCTGGCCCTTGTCCCTCGATCATCAGCATGGAGTTGAGTCGAACGGCATCAACCAGTCCGTTCATCGTGAAGTCATACTGACGACAAGCAACGAACGCCGATTCCGCTTGGCTCTTAATGTCTTGGAATAGACCAGAACCAACAGAATCAGTGAGCATATAAAGAATCTCATCCCATGAGTTATATGCACCTACTTTAAGCATCATAAATCCATGCTCACTACGAACATCGTCTTCGCTCAGTTTACCAGACCCCTTGACATTGGAGTTGATGTATTGAGCGATAGGTTGGTAATCCTGTAGGATGATTGCTTTAGAAATAGTTCCATCGAACTCTCTCCAGTAGACTTCATACAGATCAATCTTTTGGTTTACAGAAAGACTCCAGTTGAATCCAGCCTCACTAATCGTGCGGAAGAAGTCTTCGCGGGTCTTGCGGTGGTTAGTGAATGCGCGGTGGAATCGGATAGCGTCAATAGCCGCATCTACATTCCAACCCATTGCTTCAGCAGCAGCGCGGTTCTCGATCTTCTTGTACAACTCGTAAGGAGTCAGGCGGACACGGCGCACAAACTCTTCAAGGTTGCAGAAGTCGATACGAATATCATCTGGGAAAAGAAGATCAGATAGGAAAACGTGTTCGGGCATCCATCCCATAGGGCTATCCCACATTCCGATACCTTTTCCGTACAAGAGCATTTCTTCTAAGTCTTGTTCTGTATTGTAAAGGTAGCCGGGCCATTCGCGGATGGCTTGGTCAAATGCCGTTGAGATGTTTTCAGAGTTTACTAAGCGTTCTTTTTCGTTGCCGAATTTGCTTTTGATCGTGCAACAAGCCTGACGCTCCGTAATGACATCATAGTAACTGGACTTCTGGTTATCTACGATAAATCCAAGTTGTCCGTAGTTCACGTCCGATTGCCAAGGCAGTTTCTTTTCAGCGATCTTGCTGTACCCTGTCGGGGGGAACATTTTATACGCTTTGTAGATACGGATGCGTTTGTTTTCCCTTCCTACATTAGCCAGCCTCAAGTTGTTAGCAATATTCCACGCATGATTCCCATTGGAGATTCGCGTTGCTGGAGGCTTGCCATTTTCGTCTAGTGTTGCAAGTGAGAAGTTGTCGTTTCCTATTGAGAGCATAATATTAAGATTTCAATTTATCGTTTACGATAATGAATTTAATGCGTTCCTGCGTCGATTGCAAGAAGAACATCCCCTTGCTTTGTGTTCTAGTTTAGTTCCAAGAACCTTGTCTGTAACCGCCGCTACAGTGTGAATGGCTTGCGCGATTCTGTCTCCAATCCCATCAGCATACCAGCAACGATCACTTGGTTGGCGTTGGCAGATTTGATCTTCGACAAGTTGCTCAAGGTTACTGGGAACATCAATCCCATTTGATCGGCAATCTTTTTGGATATTTGAAATCAAGTTGCTCCATGTGCTTCCGTATACAACCGCTGGGAAGGTGAGTTTATCACGCTTGATCTCGTAGCGGTAGTACCATGAACCAACTGGAGCTAGGTTTCTATTTTTGAGTTTCATCTTGCCTTTCATCTGAAAATATATTTTATTGTTGATATGTCAAGAATTTTTTCTGGAAACACAGGCATTCAAAAGTACGGTATCAAATTCCCTGAGAACATGGACGAGCTTGGTGTAGAGCTATACTGCTACGCTATTAGTAAGGGTGAATACGGAAAAGATTACTGCAATAAGCACAATATAAATCTTTCAGATTTTAAATTGCTTACTCCATATGAACACTTCTTGAAGGCAGTAAAACTCCAATGGCCCACTGAAGTTTCTATTGTCAATCGAGGTTATACCAATAATCAGTTATTGAGAACTCTGGAAGAACTCTGCAACAATGATGACATCTGTTTGGCTGGCGCGGCCTCGATGGGAAAGTCGTTTCCAGTTGGGCTTTGGGTCTACCTTGACTGGTGTTCTGCACCGCATTGTACTTCGTCTTGGGTTGCTACAACTACTCTTGGCGCGTCCGAAGATCGTATCTGGGGTATCATTTCTAAGTTGTGGAAGTCTGCTGCTGTCCAGTTTGGGAAGTTAATTGACTATCGCCACATGATTGTTTGGGGTGGTGGATCGAATGATGAGGATAAGGACTATCGCAATGCCATCAAAGCTCTTGCTTTTCAGTCAGGTAATGAAGGTCAGAAGGCTATTGATACTACCCGTGGACGTAAGAATGATCGGATTAGACTAGCTCTTGATGAGTTGCCCGAAATGGAACTGGGCGCGATTACTGCCCGTGTTAACTTGTCAGCTAACAATGATGTAGTCTTTATCGGTATTGGAAACCCATCTGCTGGTGACAATCCTCACACCCGATGGGCTATGCCTAAAGGTCAAAGTAACTTTGATACTGTCAGTCCAGAGATGGATAAGTGGGATACGGAGACTGGCGTTTGCCTGTTCTACAACGGAATGAGGTCACCTAACTTCGCTGCTCCTGAGAATGAACCCTCCCCGTTTCCGTTTTTGATGGATCGAAAGAAACAACAAGTCATGCTCAAGCAGTGTTACGGAGACGAGAATGCGATTGATTATGTTCGTAACGCTATTGGCTGGTGGCCTAAATCTGGGTTCGCGCAGACTATTCTAACCGCTGATCTCATTCGTAACGCTGATACTAACGAAGAACCACTCTGGGATTCAGAAGGATTTCATAAGATTGCTGGCTTCGATACCGCTTTTACAGTTGGTGGAGATAGGTGTGTGCTTACTATAGCTAAACTGGGTTACATTCGCGGGACTCGCAATCGTGTTATGTGGTTGGAGAAACAGAAGGTTATTCAGCTATCTGCCCGTGAAGCTGCTGAGTTTGAGGTCGGTCTAGCTAAGGAAGTAGTCGAGCTATGCCGGGCTTCTGGAGTTCAGCCTACCAAATTTGGTATGGACGTGTCTGGTGATGGCGGTCGAGTCGCACAAGCTATCATCCGCGAGTGGTTGAAGCATGATTCTAGTGGTCATTCTATCGCGCTTATTTCTTCTATGGGTAAACCTACTGAGCGTATGGCAGCAGAGGTTGATAAACGCCCGTGTAAGGATGTTTATGATAGATTGGTATCAGAGTATTATTACTCTTGTTATCATGCATTCAAGAGCCGTACTCTTTTTGGTGTTGATCCATCTTCTGAATTAGCAAGAGAACTTTGTCTTCGTAGATACACAATTAAAAATAA